TGGTACGGCCTGCACAAGTTTGAACGCCTTGAAGAATTACTAGACGAGAACCAGCATGCCAACACCATCATTGTGTACAACTACCAAGAAGAACTTGCCGAACTCACAAGGCGCTTCGGACGTTTGCAAACCCTTGACAGCCCAGACGCCATCGAGCGATGGAATAAAGGCGGAATACAACTGCTCGCTGTACATCCAAAGTCAGCAGGCCACGGCCTCAACCTCCAACACGGCGGCTGTCACATGGTGTTTCTGTCACTGCCGTGGAGTCTGGAACTATACGAGCAGACCATTGGCCGTCTGCACCGCAGCGGGCAAAAACACCCTGTGTGGTGCTATGTAATGCTGACCAACAAAACGGTTGACGAGAAAATCTGGGCAGCGCTTCACGACAAACGCGCCATATCTGACATTGCTATGGAGGAACTTAAATGAACTGGCCATTCCCACCATTCCCAAACCCCAAAGACAAGGGCGCTAAACAGCCCAAGTTTAACCCTGACAACTACGAGGACGCACCGCGATGACTGATTGGACACAAGAGGAAGACGAAGCCTTCAACGACGTCGAGAAGTACAGCAACCTTGGCAAGCAAATCTTGCGTGAGATTGGCCAGCCATATCACTTTCAAAAGCGTGAGTGGGTCGGCCTGACGGATTTTGAAATATTCTCTTGCCGAAGGGAAGACTATTTTGAAACTTACAAAGCCATTGAAGCCAAACTGAAAGAGAAAAATGAAAAGACTTGACTTATGGAAGGCCAAGCTCAAGACGGCCAAGGCTGAATTGCGTATCAGAGAGCGCAACCTTAACGCCAGCACCCGCGCCTACGCTAACTGCAAAAAAGAAATCTACGAACTGGAGAGAAAAATTGAACGACACCTGGCGCAGCCTGAATAACAAATTAAGCAGTCTGACAGAGGAAGAAGTCCTCAGACTGCTGACCGAAGAACGTGAAGGCGCCAAGCGCGTCTCCATGCTTCAGCGCCTTCACCAGCGCTACAACACCCTGCGCGTTGCGCGGGAGAGACTAGAACTACTCAAAGGAGCAATACAACCATGACACTGCCACCCCACTCTAAAATCAGTTACCCTTCTGTCCCCTTGAAAGACTTCAAGTGGACAACAGGTTCTGACGTGCAAGCCATCTGGCGCAAGTACGGCTGGACGCCGCCGTCTGAGTTGCTACCCTCACCACCCCCAGAGAAAGCCCGTGCTTTTTAACTACCTCAAGTGCGCGCCCGTGCAACCTTGTGCCAAGTGCATGAACTGCAAGCGGCGCGCGCCAGCCGCCCCTCTTGTTGTGCAGAACAGCAAGTCCAAGGCGTGTATATACATGCCTATCTCACTTCAAAAATAATGCACAAATTTAAACTCTGCGCCAAGTGCCAGACAGACAAGCCGCCCGAAGGCGGGATTAGCATCGGCCACAAATGGCACTGCCAGTCCTGCTGGGTTAAACAATCAATCGGTAGATATACAAGAAATGCCACGCCCAAAACCACCAGAACCCCTTAAAGGCCGCCAGATCAGGCTCACAGATCGTCACATGATGATCTTCCAAGAACTTGGCGGCATTGACTGGCTACGCAAACAACTGGACAAGAACGCCAAGATGCCCGCCAAGTATTACCGCCTCGAATTAGACGCACCCTCAAAGAAAGAAATCAATGACTAAGGAAAACACATGAGCTACATCGTGGCATCACTGCCGCCCATGAAATGCTTTGTCAAGCGCGAGTTCTTGTACAACGACCACAAAGGTCATGGCGAACTGGAGCCTGCCATCTGGGTCAGCCTCAAAGCCTTGCGTGGCCAAGTGTTCCGCATCGAGTCGCTGTTGCCCAACTACGGCGCTCTGTACGACAAGCTGCCGATCCACGCATACGTCTGGCACAAAGACGCTGGCAATCTGCCGATTGACACGTTGCAGCTATGGGACTGCATGGGTTACCGCTTTACGATCATTGAGAAGATTGGCCTGCGTAACCTTGGCGTCAAGTTCCTCGGCAAAGACAAAGAGTGGCACTTTGGGCGCTACTTGTTCACGGTGGACTTCTGCGCTGATGAAATGACGTTAGACACTGGGTTCACAGAGCAGGCCGAGGAACACAAGTCGTTCAATTGGATTGCGCTAGACAACGGCCAGTTTGCCTGCCAGCCAAACAACCGCTGTCTTTGGTATGACCAGAGCCTAATACCAAGTGAGACAAAGTTCCCTGACTTTCAAGCGGCGCAGCGCCTGTGGACAGTAGACGGCACACGCAAGTGGTCTGCCGGTGACGATTGGTTTTACGACATCAAGGAGAGAGCATGACCAACAGACCAGACTTTTCTACATGGAGCCAGGCTAACTTGGCCAAGTTTGCCGAAGAAGCCTATGCCAAACTGTGCGAACAGGACGACCGCATACAGCAGTTGCAATGCGATTTAAAGACCGCTATTGAGGCGTATCGCGCCTTAACTAAGGAATAGTGCCCGTTCGTCAATCCGACGCGTCTGAAGGCCTCTTAAGACCTTGCCGCCAGCCATGCAGTACTTCAGCAGCTCCTCGGCAGCGCCCTCCATGTCACCCCTAAGTACCTTTTGTCGCAGGGTTGACCTCTGGAGTGTGCCAAGCCCTACATTGAATGAAAATGAAACCAGTGCGTCAAACTGTCCTTGAGTAAGAGGCACAGGACAATAAGTAGCCACGCCTTTCTCAAAGCGAGCAAGATCGGCCCTAAGTATTGCATCGACTTCCTCCATTGAGTGCTTACGCATGGCCTCTGGCGGGGGCACAAAGGCGTCGCGTTGGTCTATCTTAAGTTTGCCCTGCTCTGGGAACATGACGTGTCCCACGCCCACAGTCCACAGTTTTGCAGGGCATTTATAGGGATTCTGCCTCACGCCCTCGTGATGGCGAATCATGTGCAGGCACTTGGCTGATATTTTCATTTGCCAAACGCTCTGCCGCCGAAGTGGAACGCGATGATGCTGGCAAACAACGCCTGGGTGTCAGAGTCCCACAGCATCTCGGCCAACTCAGTGAACGACACGCCGCTGTTCCAGCCGTAGGCGAACAGGCCAACGTCAACGAAGACTAGCAAGAAAAAGAAACCGTAAGTGATCACGGGGCGCACGCTGGCGCGCAGATTCTTCATCCATTCGCTAGTGCCTTCGTTAAGCGCGGTGTCGTGAGCGTAGACGGCTTGCATCTCCGCTTGCTGCGCGCCGATCAAAGCCTGCTTGGTGCTGGCCGCGCTTTCTGTTTCCAACTGCTCTGACTTGATGTGTTCAATGCGCTCTTGCGCCTCAAAGCCAGCTTTACGCAGTTCTAGTTCGCGGGTGATCTGCATTTGCGCCAGCGCCAACTCATGTTTCTTATCCGAACGGTCTTGAAAGAAATCCAAGAGTTTGGGCAAGCCGCCCATCAAGAAACTGACAAGGGTAGAAAGTAAGGTTAGCATTTAAAGTCCAATCATTCCAAGAAGTTTATTTACAATTTTTCCTGCCAATTCATCAGGCAGATACTGAAGCAGGCCAAGCACCCACCAAGCCACGCACAGCCTAACAAAGACTTTGAGGAATAGGTCAAACTGTTTCTGGTACTCATTCACCGACCACACCTTGTCTTGGCACAGAAATCCTGTATCTCAGCGATGCCCCAGCCAACTGCGCCCAAAAGCATCACAATGATTACGACACCAAACGCCCATGCCAATTGCTCTTGTTCTTCTTCTTTGCGCTTCTTTTCTTCGGCCTTGGCCTGACGCGCTAGATGCGCGTCTTCAATGTCCATCTGTTGCTGGCGCTTTTTAATCTTGTCCCACACATCAGCGCGGCCAGTAGCTTGGAACAGCATCATTAACTCTTGCTCAAAGCGTTTGGCCTCATCAAGCGCTATCTCAATCTGTAGCGCAGCGCCTAGGTTTGATTTGTTGTTAGAGCGTTTGGCTTCCACCATGGCCTTGGTGGCCACGCTCTTAGCGTCAAACATCTTGGCAATAGACGGCGCTAAACCCGCAAGGTCGTTAGCAACCTTGCTTGCCTTTTTGACTACACTAATCGCACTTTGTAGCCCTTCGAGCGCGGTAATGGGATCGATGATCATTTGTCAACTTTAGAATCCAGTTTGTCAAATATCTTACCGAGCATGTCTTTTACATCGCGCATGTCAGCGCGGTAGTCATCGCGTGTGACGTAGTTCAAAGGCATGGCCCGCACGTCCGTGTCGAGGCGCTCCAAGGAACGATAGATGTTGTTCAACACCCAACCACCTAAGAACCCCGCCAGACTAACTGCGATGTTGAATAAAACTTGGGTGTCCATTATCGAGCCAATGCGTTTTGGTTTTCAGATTGGGGTGCAAGCGCATTTATGGGCGCGGCGGGTATTGCAGCCGCACGGGTAACAGCGGCGCCTTTAAGCCCTAGCACGGAAGGATTGTTAAGCAACTGAATAATTTTATTTCGTTCAGATGCGGGTATTGACTCCAACAAGTTTGCAGCAGTTTGGGGGTCTTGCATAGCGTCCGACAATGTTTTTGTTGTCTTAACTCCTATGCGTTTTTCCAACTCACTGATTGTCTTGTTGCCTGCCGCAGCCCATGCGTTTATAAGGTTTGGAAAACGAAGCATTGATGTATTTTGAGACACCAAAGTAGCTAATGCTTTTTGACCTTCAGTAGCTTGCTTGCTAGCCGCAACGCGGTCTAAATGACCAGTTGCTTGTTTTCTCAACACATCCATTGTGCTATCTGCAAGTTCTAATGCAATGTTGTAATTGCCAGGGCCAAGGAACTTTTCTACAGTTTCAGGCGATTCGTTTTGCACCAAACGTACAAACTCATTTTTGTTGTTTTTAAACAAAGCAAGGGCTTCGCCTGTTAATTTCTTTTCCGCAATTTTTTGCATTCCTTTGGCGTGCGTCGTCAGATACTCGCGCCAACCAGCGCCGCCTGCGTCTTCAATTGCTTTGTCAATCAGCGGTTTAATGTTTGACATAACTCCCGCTGCCAAATTGCGTTGGGCGGTAGCATCAGCGCCTGGTCGCAATTTAGCAATTGCAGCGTTGACTGCATTTTTACGAATGGCTTCTAAAGCATTGGCGTCAATAACGCCGTTGCTAGAAGTCCATCTAGCAATGTCTTCTGCTACACGCTGAACCGAGCCTTCCACCAAATCATTTCCAGCAAAAGATGGATTTTTTGAAATAGCGGCAATTTGATTGGCAAGCGGAGCGCCTTCCAATGGTTTGATGCCAACAGATCGAAGCGCTTTTTCAGCGCCAGTTGCTTGCAATACAAAGCGGGCAGGGTCAATTTCAGAACCAGAACCCATTAAAACAGCCAAGTCATTTGCTTCTCTGGACGCCGCTTCGTCTGCGACAAACTTACCAAGGTTGACGCGGCCAAGGGACGCCTCACGCATTGGTGTAGTAATGACGTTGAGGTTGTTTTTGGCCAACTCAGCAGTCGCCCGCGTTTCAGCAGCAGACACACCGCCTGCAATTTTTGCAAGCTCGTTGACAGCTTGCTTCTCCGTCATAGTTCCTAGCTTGCTCAAATATTGAGCGCCTTCAGGCGTGGACTCCAAAGAATCTCTTACAAGGGCTTGAAGTGCTGGGTTCTCAAACCGTGCGAGCGTTTGAGCAACGCCAACGCCGGGCGGCGCGTTACGCAATGCGTTGACTACTTCTTTAAGATCAGCGCCAGCAGCTTGTTGAGCCAAACTAGCCGCACGATTTTGCGGCATGGTTCGCATGTTTGCAACTTTGCCGCCAACGTAACCGAGTGCTGGGCCAGCAAACGGTACTGCACCACCAATAGTTGCGCCAAGCGCCGCATCTTCAGGGTTAATTACTGCGGCAGACGCGCCGCCTAAAGTTGCACCACCTGCTGCGCGTGTGGCTATGTTGCCTTTGGAAAATCCGCCAGTGCGAATGGCTTGAGCTAATGGCGCTGCTGCTGGAATTGCTCTTAAAGGCGCGGCAATTACGGCGCCAACAGGAAGCGTGCCAACAACCTCAGCGCCCAACTCACCCGCGCCAGTAGAAACTGGAAACTCTTGTTTGAAAGGCGCTACACGCCCTTGTGATTCTGCTAGACGGCGGGCGGCATCTTCTTGCAAAAATTGACCTGCTCGACCTAGAGAACTAGCATCAGCGCCGCCAACTTTTTCCAAACCCATGCCGAGTAATCTTTGGGCGCCAAACATGACATTGCCGCCGCCGCTGATAATACCTTCAGACGCGGCCTGAATTGGCGCGCCAATAGTGCCAAAAAAGCCGCGTTCTTTGCGCGGCGCTGGAATTTCGCTTGCCGCAACAGTAGGCGCTTCTAATTTAGAAACGTCATATCCGTTAGCTTTTAATTTAGCCGTAAGGTCGGCTTTAGACATATTATCAGGCACACCCTTAATGATTGTGCCATCGGGTAGCCGAACGTCCATTATTTTAGACTCCCAAATTCAACAACGCCGCCACCGCCACCGCCCACGCCTTCAGCAGCCATGTCAGATGTTACAAATTGACCTTGACGTTCTTTCATCAAACGAAGAACAGTTTTACCTGCTTCTTTTCTGATTGCTGTTGGCAACGTAGGATCTGCTAATTGACCAGCGGCTTCTTTGTAAGATTGAGTGTCTTTATTTGATTGCGGGCCTTCAAATCGAGGAACCATTTTTAGCACTAAATCTGCAACTGGTGCAATCTTTCCAATGGCGATTGCACCTTTTGTTGCTTGGCCAAAAAGTCCTGCGCCGATGTCAACGCCTCGACCTATACCGCTACCAGTAGATTGATCAATCAGACCACCGTCTTTTGTGATGTCACTTAGCTGTGTAATTGCAAAGCCAAGGTCTTTATTCATCTGCACTTTTTGCGCGGCAGTTTTTTCTGCAAACGCTGACGGCTTACCTTTAACGGGAACGCCGCCCTCGCCAGTAACGGGCCTTGCAACAGGCACGGCGCCAGAAGCGAGCCGTGACGGCAACGCAATAAAATTACCTTGAGCGTCTTGTTGATAAGTGACACCCTGCGCTTCTTGAGCCAATTTATCGCGCGCCACTTTAAGTTGACCTCGCGATACGCCAAGCTGGCCCTCCGCGATATTTGCTTGTTGTTGATAAATTGGCAAGCGCGCTGCTTCAAACTGCGACATGATTTTTGGTACAGTCGCTGCGTATTGATCCTTGGCGTCCATAAGACTAAGAATTTTATTTGCGCGCCAATCCCTGTATTGCTCAGGCGGCATGTTTTGCAAGTTTTGAATTTCGCGTGTAGCCGTTGCCATGTCAATTTCGCCATTGCGAACGGCTTTTGTCAATTGATCAATTGCAATTTGAGGCGTTGCGGCAGCGCCAGCGCTTTGCCAAGCCTTGTTAAACCTTTTCTGTTGCAATTCATATTCGTTTTTTGCAATTTCACCTTCGGTTTTTTTGGCGGCAAGCGCGGCGGCTTCAGTTTCGCGGCGTGTTTTTTCAATGCCTGGAATTTGTGCCCCGCCACCGCCTTTTGCCAAAAGGCCAGTCAATTTGTTGTAGTTAATTTTGCCAGTATCAGGGTCAATAGATTGACTATAAGCATCAGCTAACACATTTTGCGTTGCTTCGGCGCGTTGGGCAGCACCAAGTTGATACTGCGCCAATTGATTTTGATTCTGCGCGCCTTGAATAGCCGCAATCTGGCCATATTGCGCCAAAGGATTTGCAATTTCAAGTCCTTTAACGCCAAGAGAAATGCTTGGATTGAGCGCCATAATTAACCTCCAGGTGGTCGAACCATATACGCGGGGACATTAGAATACCCGCCGGTATTTACTAGTTGCATATTTTGATTTCTTTGCAATGCGTCAAGCAGCGCATTACCTTGGTTGTAATTTAGGTAAGTACCTAAGCCACCAGTTAAAGCATTAGCCGCGCCCACTTGGCCAGCCGCTTGAGCAGCGCCAGCGCCAGTCATTAAGTTGCCTACATTGGTAGCGTAGTTTTGACCAGCTTGGCCAACCAAGTTTGTCGATGTTTGACCAATACCGGCCAACGCCGCTTGGCGGTTGTACAACTGGTTTTCACGCGCTACATCTGTGCCGTATGATGTTAGCGCTCGATTGTATGCGTTGCCAAATTCTTGCGAACCCATCTCTTGTCCAAATCGAGTGGCTTCTTTTAAAGCGCGGCCAGAGATTAAACCACCACGGGCGGCGGCGTTGCGTTCAAGTGCTTTTTGGCCTTCTGACAAACGAAAACTGTAACCTGGATCAGCAGTAAAATCGCCTGCGCCAAACTTAAAAGCCGCAGGCACATTGCCAGCCGTTCGCTGTAAATTGGCTAGCGCGTTATAACCAGCCTCGCGGTAAGGCGCTTGGTCTTCTCGCGTTTGCTCAAATTGACTTTTTTGAATTTCAGCAGCGCGGTCAGCCGCACCGGCTTGTGTTTTAGCCGCGCTTCTAGCTGTGCTTGCGCCAACTACACTACTGACCGCTATGGCCCCTGCTACCCATCCAGACATGGCAATTCTCCTTGTAACGTGAGTCCAAAATTGACTCGCATTGATGCTCTGTAATCTACCAGTAATTCATCGCCAGCGCATATTTTACGCGCAGCAATTGCATAAATGTCATCCCCTACTTTCTCGGGTCTGATATTGCAGTTAAATGAGTGGTTGATGAACCGTCCACCTGGGGTTCTTTTGCCATCCACTCGACCAGGGCACACAACTTCCCCAGCCTCAAAATCACGGGTTGCAAACAACCCTTTGCCGTGAATCGGCGAATCTCGCAATTCCACAGCCACGCCTTCTGGCATCTCCATCAAATCAGACTCGTTATGGACAATCGTGTCCATTTCACTTTGAGTCATACCGATCTGGTAAAGAAACGCCCCATAATCAATCTGCGCCCTTTGTATGTCGGTGCGGCTATCAGCAAGACCACACTCAGGCACGACATACAAACGGTCTTCTAGCACCGCAAGGTCTGTGCAGTCGTCTGGGTTGTCGTACACGTCCACCCAAACCACTTCGTCTTCAAACACACGGCCTGCGCGTTGCATTCCAGCCTTTGCCGGAAAGTCGCATGGGCCAGTAAATACTTTAACGCCATCGTCCGTATTGACTGCAATCGTGCCTTTTTCGACTCTGACGTGGTAAGGCGTCTTATGTTCTGCGCCAGTCAAAACAGTCCAAGCTGGAATCGTAATCTTGCGCTCGTAAACACCTGGTTTAAAAATATGCTCGGTAACAATGTTGGCCTGCGGCATTTTTAAGAGTTCATTCTGCAACGCCAAAACCTTGCCCGTCATGGACAAAGCTGGTGCAAAACCCTTGCCGTAGGTTACACGCATTAGGTCACCTCACGTCCAGAAACGCGAATGTTGATTGCGCTGGCTGTGCCTGCAATTGTACTGATAAAGTCGCCCACGCCAAGCACTTGGCCAACCAATTCAGGGAACGTGTAGACCTCAGACGCCTGCAAGGTTTTGGTCTTGGTGATCAAGTTGGTGTTACCGGCAGAGCCAGCAGTCGTCACCAAGTTCACGCTGATCGTAGCGGCAGACGCGCTGATGTTAGTTGCTGTGAACTTGTCGATGATGGCCGTAACGCCAGCCGCTGTGTACTGGGTTGTTTGAGCGTTTTCGGCAAATTTAGCCGGTACGAGGACTTTGACGGTGACTGTCATAATTTACTCCAATAAGAGGCAATTGTTAGCGGCTTGTTGCATGATGACCCAATTAGTGCCGTCAGACACCATTGTCGCCCAATTTCCTACAACTGCCAAGAGGATTGCTGTGCCAGCGACTGTGCCGTCAATCAACACAACATTGCTAGATGCAGACACCAAGGTCTGAGCCTGCAAATTCTTAAAAGTCAGATACCTACCAGTCCATGCGCTTGCCGTAGGCAGAGTTACCGTACAAGTCGAGCCTGACTTGTTGTTAATAATCCAAGTCTCATTGTCAGCCACCGTAAAGTCAGCGGTCTTAGTAACAGGCGCTGATGATGCGGCGTTAATGGCGGCAGTGATAGCCGCGGTGTCAACAATGGGTTGCACTTGCAACGCCTCGATCTGCTTTTGCATTTCGGTTACTTGGGACTCTAAGGCAGAGCAGCAGTCAGTCAATACGTCAGGAATTGGTAAGGTGACTACTGGCGGCTGGGTTTGAACCTCTTGCGCTAACGTCTGCAAAACCTGATCGTAAGACGCAATCAAAGATATGGCGTCAGCGCCAGTACCGCCATCATCGACCACGGAAGTCGCTATGTCATTCAACGACAGAAAAAACAAATACCAAGCGCGGTCAATCAGACCCGTGCGAGGGTCAATCAACGGCACTCGTGGTGGCGTGATCGGCGTTGGCGTAGCGTTAGGGCTAGGCATTCGTTGGACTCAGAATAAGTTCTGCGCCCATGATTGCAATCTTCACAGGATCAGTGCCAGACGCCTCATAAACTCGGTCACGCAGTTTGACAGTCATGCCAAGCCGCCGCCAGATTACACGTTTGTAATACTGGCCAATCTTGCCCATAGATGCCCAATGCTCGTTTGACCATGTGTGACCGCCATCGTCTGACCAACGAAGCATAACTTGAGGATCAGCGCCTTGGGTAGCAATAGCTTCTTGGTCTGCAATTAAGTAATCACCGCTTTCAGTAATTAAATAATCATCGGCTTCTGTTTGCAAATAGATTGTTTCATTAAAAACCAATCCATTCAAACCTACGCCAGACTCGCAATCCATTTGAAGCATGTGCTGGGTTGTGCGCTTGAGGGTGTTAGTGCCAGTTGGCAGCGCGCGCCATGAGCGCAGCCACTTTTGAATGCTACCGTTGTCCGAATAATCGTCTAGGTCAAATGCGTAGATATTGCCGTTTTCAAAGTCGCCAATGACGATCTTGTTGTTAAACGCCATCTGGCAGTTGCCTCGGTGACGGGTAAACGCGCCGCTATCAAAACCCGCACGCTCATGCCAGGCTTGCGTTGCCGCATCATAAACCCAAGTGGTATTGGCACTAGGGAAAACCAATACATAAAAACTGTGGCCGTCTTGCTGATAGGTGTAGGCAATAGCGTCTGACAAGTCAGCGTACTGTTGTATCTGCCACTCAACAGCGTGGGTGGAAATCCGAACGCCCGAATAACCATTGGCGCGGTAAACAATACCTTGGCCACGGCGGTCACGGCCAAGCCAGAACAAGCCGTTGTCCATCTTGGCCACAGAGTAAGGGGCAGCACAGCCCAACTCATTAAACGCGCCTTGAATGCGTTGCAATGGAAAGTCTGTTGCGCCAGAGTCAAACCAGACCTCAATTGAGTTTGTGCCAAACGCCCAGACCTCGCGGAAGTTGGCTGCTACGGCCACCAAGCCGTCTGGTGAGCCTTCGGTGCTAGCAAACTCTAGCGGGTCAATGGATGTGCCGTCTAGCAATGCAGTAATCCACAACTTCTGGCTGTTTGGCTCGTTGAACACAAAGTAGCCGTCTAGATAGCAAACAGTCACAGCGCCTGGGAAGTCAGGATCCGTAATTGCGCCAAAGGCGTTTGTCGTGTTGTTGTAGATGTAGCTGGGGCCATTGGCCGCAATGAACAACTGCGTGCCGTTGTCAGCCATGCTAACGGGGCCAGTACCAGCCACCGTGCCGATCAGCGTGGCAACATACGATATGTTGATCTTGTAAAGCTGTGTGCCAGAAACAACAAAGGCCGTGCTGTCGTTAGACGAGAACGCCCACAGGCCACGGACAGGGCCGTTGCCAATGGTGTTGAGTAACTTTAGACCAGGGGCGCGGTTTAAGAACGCAGGCTCTTTACCGGCTTCTGGGACAATCTCTGGGAAAAGATTGACCATCCGAGCGTCTGCCGCATTGACAGAACGCGCTACATAAGTAGAGCCAAGAATCGGCGTCTTCATTAATAGTTACCGGCATAGATGTTGAAACGCTGGCGGTTGGCCACCAATGCGTAAGGCAGCGCCATCACATCATCAGGGTTGTTGATGCGCTTCAAGTCACGCTTAGAAGTCATCGCAATGCGCTGCACTTGTGGGCTTGGCTCAACGCCAAACTCAGGGGCAAACTCCATCGCCAAGTTGTATGTAAACGCACGCAGATAGCCTGGCGGGTAGTACAGAATCGTGGACAGCGTGGCGGGGCGATTTAGTTCTTCAACCGATACAAAGTGAAATTCCAAGTCTTGCGTTGGCCTTGGATAGAGATATATCTCAATATCAGGGAACGTCATGTTGACCCACATAACTTGTGGGTAAGTAGAAGTCACGGTCTTAACAGCAATACCGTTGTACTGCTGTTGGTTAATCATTTTGATGCCGTAAGACACGCCGTTGTTTGCTTTAAAGTACGTAGCATCGTCAAGCAAAATGGGGCGAAGGCCAATAAAGTCACCAGTTGGGCCAAGGGTGCGGCTAATTAAGCCTGCTGGCCATGTAAAGACTTGATCTTGTGTGCAAAACACGGCTAAACGCTCTGTGTTCCACGAATCAATCATTTGATTGAACGCCATCAAGGCGTCTTGTGACGTAGCCGCAGAGGGCGTCTCACCTTCAGCAAGCACACCGAGAAGTCTAAGCGCCCGTTCGATTTGTTGGCCAGCGGTGTACGTTGTCATTTTTAAACCTCAGCAGTGGTTTTTCTACGGCGTTTAACTTCCAGCACGTTCACAGGAGCCGCTTCTTCAGTTTCAGAAGGCGTGTCTGGATTATAACGAGTCCAGCCATTTCTTTCATCCATTTCAACCTCAGACTCCATTGTTGCAATCTTTGCGCCGTGGATGGGGTGTGTCAATGTAATGTTCATAATTTAAGAATGGGGGTGATTAGCCCCCATTTGGTTTACAGAACGTGGATAACTGCAAAGTTGATTACAAAAGCTTCAGACAGCGAACCGCCCGAAAGGTTGCGAATTGTGATTACGCAACTTCCTGTGGTTTTGCTAGAAATCCAGCAGTTGTAAGCACCAGCGGTAGCGCCAGAAGACACGCTTAAAATAATAACGTCTTTTTCGCTGATTGTGCTGTTGTTCAAAGTGAATGAAACGTTTGTGATGTTTGCCAAAGAGGCGCCGTTCAGTGTGATCTGACCAGCAGACTTGTTCAGCGTGACCGCTGTGGACTTGTCTGTCAATTGAGTCACTGTGCCGCTTGCTTCTGCGGTATAGCCCAACTCACCACCAGACAGTACAAAGTTAGACCCAATAATGTCTTGGTCTTCAAAAGCAACGCCAATTGATTTGGTGTTAGAGGTCATGATTTTTCCTTTAAAAATGAGGGCCGAAGCCCCCATTTAAGTTTAGGCAACGCGATAGATTGAGTACGCTGCGTCACCAGTTTTGCGGAAACGGAACGTGCCAGATGTGTTGCTGGTTTTGGTCAGCGAATCTTGGATCGTGTCGTTACCAACAAGGGTGTTGCCCGTACCAGCAGTAAAAACCACGTCATTTGCTGCATTGTCACCAAGGTTGATGAAAGCGCAGTCAAATGTCGAGCCAACTTTAAGGCTAGGGAATGCAGCGTCAAGCAGTGCGCCTGTGGGGAACACATAGGCTCCAGCGTCTGTGCCGCCTGAGTCCATGGTACACACACCGGAAGCCAAATCGGCTGCGGTGATAGTGACAGCCGCGCCAGTCAAAGCAACTGGAGTGCTGGTGTTGGAGAAACTGATTTCGCCAAGATTGCCGTCACCAACTTGGTAACCGCCTGCGCCATTAGGTAATGCCATGATAATTTCCTTTCAATGTTAATAACAGAGATAGGGGCCGAAGCCCCAATCAATTAGCCCCAGATACGGCAGCCCATTTGTGGGCGGATCGTGTTGAA